TACACCGAAAGCGAGATCGCGGATGATCCCGCGCAGCACAAACAAAGTCATGTTCTAGAGCTTTTGGATGCAGGGCCATATACGGGTAATATCGTTGCTTTGCCCAACAACCGTGTACGGGTAACGCATCCGGCGTGGTTTGAAACTGGCGAAGGACCCCCGGATTTCCTTCCATCTCAACACATACACTATTCAAAATCCGATTTAGACTATACCATGGATGTAAATCAGATTTTTGACAATCTGTATGCGGAGAAAAAGTGATGGCAACTTCGGGCAGCACAGATTTTGAGTTAGACGTATCTGACTATATTGAAGAGGCTTTTGAGCGGTGTGGGCTCGAGGTTCGTACCGGTTACGATCTCAAGACGGCGCGACGGTCTTTAAATTTGATGTTAGCCGAGTGGGCCAACCGTGGCTTAAACCAGTGGACTATTGTAGAGCGTACACAAACCGTTACAGATGGCACCTCCGCGTATTCGTTGGGCACGGATGTAATTGACATCTTGTCTGCTGTGGTTCGTCGCAGCAGCACAGATTTTGCGCTGGAGCGCATCAGTAGAGACGCCTACCAAAACATTCCCACTAAAACCACAGAGGGGCGACCGTCTCAATTTTTCTTAGATCGTCAAATTACACCCTCTTTGAAGCTCTGGCCCACACCGGAGAACAGCACAGATGTAGTTCATTACAACGCTCTCACTCGCATAGAGGACGCAGATACAGCAATTAATACGTTAGAAGTTCCTTTTCGATTCTACCCGTGTTTAGCCGCGGGACTCGCATATTACATAGCCATGAAACGAGCTCCAGAACGTATTCAACTTTTAAAAGCAGTGTACGAGGAAGAGTTTGAACGAGCGATGACAGAGGATCGAGACAGAGCCTCTTTTAATGTTGTTCCCAACTATCAATATTTTAGAGTGAATTAATGTCGAAGTTTGCTACGGGAAAAAATGCTTACGCCGTATCAGACCGGTCCGGTCTTCGATACCGGTACAAAGACATGCGTCGAGAGTGGAACGGTCTTCTTGTGGGTAAGGATGAGTTTGAAGTTAAGCATGAACAGTTGGGTCCTTTTCGTTCTAGAGCAGACCCGGAAGCTTTAGCCGACGCTCGACCAGACAGGTCAGAACCAGAATTAGAAAAAATTTTACCAAAAGATTCTTTTACCTCTGGATCTTCGGGCAGCGCGGTTATTACCGTGACAGAGGTAAGTCACGGTAGGACCTCCGGAAACACTGTTCGTTTTAGAAAGGTAAACGGTTTTGACGGCTTTACTAGCAGTGTTCTTGAAAATAGCTCGGGGTATTCAATTACGGTTGCAGACAGTGACACCTATACTTTCACGGCCTCGTTCGGCACCGCCACCACTGGTAGTCAACGCGGGGGCGGTGAAAATGCGACTGCCGGACCGGTGACTTTGGAGAGTTAAATGGCGTTCACATTTGCACAGCTAAAGACTGCGATACAAGAATATACAGAAAACACGGAGACTACATTTGTGTCAAATGTAGATGATTTTATTCGTGCGGCAGAGGATCGAATCTTCTATCTCGTAGATCTAGAGTATTTTCGCAAAAACGCCACAAGTGCAGTTTCGCAGAATGATCCATTTTTGTCATTGCCGACAGACTTTTTAGCCTCTTTCTCGTTGTCGATAACAAACAGTAGCTCTAAGGAGTTCCTGTTGCAGAAAGATGTTAACTTTATTCAGGAGTTCAATCCCAACTCTGCTACTACTGGCACGCCAAGATATTACGCAAGATTTGATGTAGACAACCTGATCCTAGCTCCGACCCCGGACAGCAATTACGTTTGTGAGTTTCATTACTTCTACCGCCCAGCTTCACTTACAGCAGGAGCGGACAGTGGCACGACTTGGTTAAGCACCAACGCCCCAAATGCCTTGCTTTACGGCTCTCTGTACGAGGCGTATATTTACATGAAGGGTGAGCCGGACATGCTTCAAATGTATGACAAGCAGTTCACCGAGGCACTTTCGAGATTGAAAGATCTGGCAGAGGCAAGAGAAAACGCAGACGCCTATCGCAGGGGTTTGCCGGAACGGCCTCGGACATAAGGAGTAGAAGATGGCTACATCCAACGCAGCAACAAACTACCTAGAGCGGAGGTTGTTGCATTTCATATTCAAGAACAACTCTTTGAGTGTTTCTTCGCCGGGTGACAGCATCTATGTTGGTCTGGCAACTGCGGTATCTGCGGCAGAGACAGGTTCGGTAACGGAAGCTGACTTCACAAATTATGCGAGGGTGCAGGTTACGGCGTCTAACTGGACCACGATTGGCTCTGACTCTACCGACACACAGACAGCTACAAACGCAGCTAACATCGACTTCGCAGCGGCAGGAACTACTACTGCCGACACGATCACTCATGCGTTTATTGCCGACGCCTCGTCTGGCGGAAACATTTTGTTTGTCGGTGCGCTTGATGCCAGCAGAACGATTGACGATGGCGACATCTTCCGCATCAACGCAGGGAACCTCACGTTTGAGATAAAGTAAAATGGCACTGGTACTCAAGGATCGCGTCAAAGAGACGACCACTACCACCGGCACTGGCACTTATACATTGGCCGGTGCCGTTACTGGTTTTGAAGCATTCTCGTCAGTTGGGAACAGCAACACGACGTATTATGCCTGCACGGATGGCACCGACTTTGAGGTTGGTATTGGCACATACACATCTAGTGGCACTACTCTAGCTCGTACAACGATTCTTCAGTCAAGCAACAGCGACAGTGCGGTTAGCTGGAGTTCCGGCACCAAGACAATCTTTTGCGCCCAGCCAGCAGAGAAGGCTGTGTTCCTTGATGCAAGTGGCAATATCATAGCGGCTAACGGCAGCGCACTCACCGCGCTGAACGCTAGTAACCTTGCCAGCGGCACTGTAGCCAACGCTAGACTGGACCAGCAGCTTCAAGATGTGGCTGGCCTTGCTGTTACAAACGGTAACTTCATCGTTGGAGACGGCAGCAACTTTGTAGCAGAGTCCGGCGCGACAGCCAGAACCAGCCTTGGCCTTGGTACAGCGGCGGTACTGGATACGGGCATATCCAACACAAACATCCCGAAGTTCACATCTGGTGTAGCGGATGACGACTTTCTTCGTGTTGACGGCACGGCCATTGAAGGTCGTTCTGCTGCTGAAGTTCTGTCAGATATTGGCGCACAAGCCAGTCTGACGTTTGGCATATCGAACACCAATGCGGTCAAAATCGACAGCAGTTCTGTTGCTGATGATGAATACGCTAGGTTTACGGCAAGCGGATTAGAAAGCCGATCAACTAGCGAGGTGCTGTCTGACATCGGCGGACAGGCCAGCCTTACTTTCGGCATCAGCAATACCAACGCGGTTAAGATTGATAGTGCATCTGTTGCTGATGATGAATACGCGCGATTCACAGCTAATGGCCTAGAGAGTCGGGCAACGTCAGAGGTTCTGTCAGACATTGGCGCACAGGCCAGTTTGACGTTTGGCATCAGCAATACCAACGCGGTTAAGATTGATAGTGCATCTGTGGCAGACGATGAGTTCGCACGATTTACTGCAAACGGTCTTGAAAGCCGAAGCGCGTCGGAGGTTTTGTCAGATATTGGTGCAACAACAGCAGCCCTTGCTGCCGACGAGGCTACGGCCCTTGCAATTGCGCTGGGGTGATGGAGATTTAGATGGCTAATACATTCAAAGTAATTACACGGGATGTTGCACCTAATGCGTCTGGTACACCAGAGACTTTGTACACAGTGCAAACTGGTAGCACCGTTGTTGTTCTTGGCTTGACGCTTGCCAACGTCCATACATCGCAAGTGACTGGCACGGTGCAGCTTGTCAGCACTACGACACAGACAAGTCAAACGCAGAACACAACGGCGCACATTGTGAAGGACATACCGATACCCGTGGGTTCGACGGTAGAGATCATGGCGGGCAACAAGTTGATACTGAATGTTGGAGACATCATAAAGATAGACGCCTCTGTCGCGGACAAGGTTTCTGTCACCATGAGCTACATGGAGATCACCTAATGCCCTACATTGGTCAGCAGACAGCCGACAACTTTCAAAGCACGGTAGCGGTTCAACGATTCAACGGTGATGGCAGCGATACCACATTCACCCTGACCACTGCTGTATCCTCTGTCCAAGATGTCCTCGTGTCTGTTGACGGTGTTGTTCAGGACACTGCGGCATACACGATTCCTGACGGCACTACGCTGACATTCACTGCTGCCCCGTCGAGTGGCACCGGCAATATCTTTGTGAATTACCTTGCACCGCAAGGCGCAACAATCACACCCGCTGCTGAGAACAAGGGCAACTTCAAGGGTGGTGGCCTGTTCCGTACCAACGCACAGTCGTTGACGGCAGACACAACTATCCTTGCAACTGAGAACGCAAACGTGACAGGCCCGTTTACTGTGTCCAGTGGCGTGACCCTGACCGTTGAAAGCGGTGGAACATTGGTGACGCTATGAGTACGTTGAAGGCAGATACCATCCAATCGACTAGCGGCGGT